TTGAAAACCTCTTTCACAAATAACAAGCGAGAGCAGAAGAAAAAAGAATGGCTACATATCAAGGCGACTAAACGTAAAAACAAGTTTCAGTCATTTAATAGTGTAGACGCGAAACTCAAAGCTGTTCAAGTTGACAAAGATCAAAAGCTTATTGAGAAGTTGAAAGAGCAGGTGTTTAGTCAATTTTCCCAATTAATCGTTCCTGGAGTTAACGACATCATAATAGAAATTCCTCAGAACTTTTGCTTTGTAGGACATTATCCGGAATGCATGAAGGCTATAAGGGATTTTGCAGGTGCATTATACGATTATCTTGGAATGGAAGTTACGCTTGATTTTAGTAAATGTCAGAAAGCCGACGTGTCTGCATTATTTGTCTTGCAAATTGTACGGCTTGAAATTGATGAGAAACTGCAGATCATGCAAAACAAATTAAGCACTCTTTCAATTCTGCCGCAAATCAAAGTTAAGCTACCTAAAAGCCGAGATGTAATAAGATTAATGGCTGTTGCTGGATACCCAATAAGTTCGGATGGTTTTAAAGATTTAGATAATGACTCTACTTTGGTTCCGATACATAATATGGGCTACCTAAAGGGCTCTGCCTCGCAAAAGCATTATCTGGAAAATAAAAAAAGTGTTTTCACTTCTTATGTAGTTAAATATTTGAACAGTTGTCTAGATGAGCATGGATACATGCTTACTGATTCGGAGACCAATAATATCGACGGTATTATCTCAGAGATACTTAGTAATGCTGAGGACCATAGCGGTACTAAATACTGGTATATTACTGCAAACTTCTCTAAAGAGGTGTCTGGTAGTGGTTCCGATGCAATAGGCGAGCTAAACTTAACAATTCTTAATTTTGGGTTTTCCATTTACCAAGCTTTTCAAGAAACAAAGGTGTTGAATTCCGAGATGTATAATGAAGTGTCTGAATATGTGCGAACGCTTCTCTCAACGTACAAGAATTTGCCATTTTCGGAGGAACAACTATTTACGTTGGCTACAATGCAGGAGCAAGTTTCAAGGTTGAAGTTTGAGCGATCCAGCCGTGGAACAGGTACAATGAAGTTTATAAATTCGTTTTTAGAGCTAGGAGATTACGAGGATAGGAAGAAGGGATTTATCCCGAATTTGTCAATCTTTAGTGGGAATGTGCATTTAATTTGCGACAATACGTTCAAACCATTTGAGAAAGAGAATGTTTATTGTTTATCTTTGAATCCTGAAAATGACCTGAATATTCCCCCACGGGCAAGTCATTTACGAAAGTTAAGTGAGACTTTCCCGGGCACGCTACTCAGTGTTAAAATATATTTAAATAAAAATCATTTAGACAGAAAATATGGAGGTGACCATGAAAGAAATTGATCTTCGGCCTTATCGCCCGGTTAACAGCTCCTCATTCTCCGGCAGACCCCAAGGTGAGGCTGTTCGAAAAGCAATCAATCTTGATGAGCTGGATTCAAAACAAGAGGAAGTGAACATACGTATTCCGGCAGACACCACGTCTTTTAATCCATCCTTTTTCCTTGGCTTGCTATATGATAGTATATCGAGGCTCGGAATGGATAAATTTCGGTCCAAGTATACACTTCAAATTGAAACATCTAATGAGCGGTTAAGATCTGCTATATCTAGTAATATTGAGGATGGGTTCAGGAATGCAATAAATTCGTTAAGTAAAAAGTCAGGTTTGAGTTTTTTCAATGTAAAACGGTGACATTGTTAGATTCGATAAATATTTACAAAAGCATTAATCCTGCCTCGAAGCAGGATTTGTTTTTTAAACTACTGCCTGTACTTAGTCCGATAATCGTGATTGTTACTTTTCTTTTCAACAATCGGTACACTGCCCAGACTAAGCGGCTTGAAAGCCGTAGAGCTTGGTATTTCAAAGCGTATTTCGAGCCCCAAATGAAGAAGGTTGAAGAGTTCTTTATAGAAGCAGAAAGGATTATTAATGAATCACTCGAAAAGCTTAAAACCGAATCGATGAGTGGCGAGGTCAAGACGGAATTCGTTGGAGCCTCTTTGTTTCAACTTGCCAATTTAAAACGCAAGTTTGAATTGGAAGTTCTATTAGTATTAAAGTCTAATTATCCTGAAATATCTTATAGTCTTGAAGTGATCTTAATGAATTTCGAAGATGCAAACAGCAATGCCTTTAATGATAGTGAGGAGGACCCATACTTCACGTATCTCAAAGACATCAATACAATTAAATCTGAAATGATCAAAGCTCTTTCTGGGCCAGCTTTATAGCATATACTAGTATACTCCTATATGTATAGATACCTATTCAAATATTCGTATATCTTTCTTTTACCGTAAACCTTCCACGTTATCGAGAGTTGCGACCGTCTACTTCCTGATGAAACATCAGGTCAGGCCTGTAACGTTTTTGTGGTATTCAATACACAAAAACACATCTTGCAGTGCCAAAAACAACATCTGAAAAGTATGTCTAAAACAGGCTCAATGAGTGACATGTATTGTAAAGCCTGGTCCTAACGGCTAATTTAGTGCTGTAAACTAAACGGCATGGACAATCCATTTTCAATTATAGATGAGAGGCTGGCAAACATTGAGAGGTGTTTAACTCAGCTTATGTCTGCCGTTCTGGATAAGCCGCAGCAGTTGTTAGTTGATAGGGTAGAGGAAGAAACCAGGCTTACCATTACCGAACTTGCACAGTATCTCAATAAGGATAAATCCACGATCCTACGTTACAAGAAAAATTCTGTGTTTCCTTTCTATCAGGCTGGCCGGACTGTTTATTTCAAAAAGAATGAAGTAGATGCGGCGCTAAGTTCGGGCAAAAGGAAAATATAGCATGTGAGCAGGCTTGATGCCCGATTACCTTTATATTCAAGAAAAGAGAACATTATGGAGGTAATAACTATGGAATCAGAAACGTTCAAACGCTTAGAAAAGCTGCTGAACCTGGCATTGACTCAAATAGAGAGTATTGCTAAGGAGAATAGCATAATGAAACACGACAGATGGATGAGTGCTAAAGAGGCCGGTGAATATTTAGGATTTAAACCGCAGTGGATCTACAAAAGAAAGCATGAATTAAAGGCATCTCAGAAAGGGACAGAAGTTAGGTTCCTTAGAAGCGAAACTGGATGCTTACATGAAGTCTACGCAGTTTTAATCTACTTGACCATAACACATGCGTGCTATGTCATAGGTGTAATTATTCCATTTGGAATAAAAGGAATAGTCTAAACATCTAACAAAAAGATGTCTACTTCTTCACCAAGCCAGAATAGACATAAGGGTTGCACAGGTTACCCGGGTTTACTGGGAGTGCTTGTGGACGCTCATGTGTGTGGCGGGATCCTACAAGGACATCTTTTATCACTCGTAGTTTTAAATTGTTGCAGACTGCTATAGGTGGTGCCAAGGTGGAAGTAGTCATCCGGAAAGTATTTGATATAAATATACCAACTAAGTTATTTAGTTGACACTGTCCGGATGACTGGCTGCGGATCAGGTGATAGTTGCTCTCGATTTCCGCAGCGTAAATAGTTTAGAATTCATCAGCCGGTGGAGCCTTCATCACTTTCTCTAAAGAAGCGAATAGGACTTTCACCTGGTCATTCATTCCATCAAGTAATTTCTTGTTGTACTTCTCTCTTTTGCCGGAAAGGTAATCGTCTAACACTTTGTTGTACTCGATCTTGCGTACACTCGTGGCATCAGATGTTGCGTTGTAATTCCCACCTAAGGCCCCTAATAATGCCAGACCGCCGTTGGTGTTCGTGTTGGATCCATACATATCATAGAACTGAACCCTGTACTTGCCATCCTTGATGTCAATGTTAAGCGTAAAGTCAATGTCAACGTTTGACGAACTCATCCCGTTATTGAAGAGGTAAGTGTGGAATGCCTTACCAGCTAACTTTCCATCTTCTTTGTCATCCATCTGGAGCACACTCTTAGCATTCCGGAACGTGTCAACGAACCACTTGCGAGCTTTCAGGTATAGCTCCTTTTGATTGCCGGTACATTGAGCAACCTGTTCATAGAAAATCACTCCCTCCTTAGTAGGGATGATGAGGTTTTCTTTCTTTTCTACCACTTTACCCTTCTTGGGTGTGGCAGTTCCATAAACGTCATCCTGAGCCGCTGAGAGTAGCGGAACGGATAACAAAGCGATAAGTAATAACTTTTTCATTATCTGTTAATTTAGATCGCCAAATGTAGATAAATTCCTGTGTTTGTTGTCGTAATCAAAATTGATCTTGTAGATTGTAAAAATGCTTAAAAGGTAAAGTTTAGTAAAGTTTTAAAGCAATTGTACTTGCGGGAATATGGAATTACGCTAGAACGTGAGCCTGTCTACAGCACTGTCCAGTTCATCTTCCTGATTAAGATCCTCGATATAATTCTGATGTATTTTCAGTGAAGTGTGACCAGAAAGGCCCATTGTGATCCTGGTATTCTGGATTGTATCCGATGCAATCTTTATGAACGTATGCCGCGCCGTGTGGGTGCGGATCTTCTTTTTGATGGACGAGGTTTCCCCGATCTTCGAAATAACGTTGTTCACCATGGAGGTGCAGCTTTCAATAGCCTTTTTCTTTGCGTATGTATTCTGCGCCAATGTAAGCTCCGGCTTGTCTTTCCATTTTAGTAGCGGGAAAATCCGATCGCTCTCTGAGTGCCAATACTTATCTATAAGATCCCGTGCTTGCGGGATCAGCTTTATATCAAAGTTCTTTTCGGTCTTTTCGTCAACAAACTTGATCCTGTCATTTATGACAGATGACTTTTTGAGATCAAGGACATCACCGATTCGCATGCCGCGGAAGTATATCTGGAATAAGAATATATCCCGGCACAACTCCTGGTGGGCAGTATTCAGTTTAAACTCCCGGAAAATAGCAAGTTCATTTAACGTGAGCTTCGTTTTTAAAACCTTCTGTTTTTTGATCCTGTAATCATCAAATGGGTTACGAAGATTGCCGTCTCGCTTTTTAGCAGCGGAAATTACACTGGAAATAGACTCCAGTTTCTTCGCGATGGTGTTGATCTTGTTCGGCTTGACTGGCCGGTTTGCTAAGTACGACACGTACCTGTCTATCCATTCTGATGTTATGTCCTGGACCGCGATGTCTTTGGATAAGTACTCCAGCAGCTCATTCACTACCGTGCCGTAATGCTTGTATCCTCCGATTTTCAAAGTGTCGAAATATAAATCTCGCTTCTTTTTCAGCATTTCAATAAGCATAAACGATTCCGGATCCTCCTTTATATTTGAAACAATGCCTTTTACATTGGTTGCACCCTGCAATAGTAATTCGCTTTCGATGCGATTAAGTTCGTCAGAGATCTGCTTATTGATCAAAGCATAATTCGGGTGCTTCTTAGGTCGAAGCCTTTTGGTATCGTCATTCCATTGCTCAGGGGTACAACGGGCAATCGTCTTTTTGATCGGCTTCCGGTTTACAATGACTTGTATAACGATCGGATGTGTGCCGTCAGAATGTGTTTTGTGCTTGTAAAGAATAACTCTTATTGAGGCTGCCATATTAGTTGGAGGAAGTTAGTGTAAGCGCCATAAAAGTCCCTAGGGCCTGGTTCGAAGTGCTCTTTGTCATAAAATGTCTATCTAATCTATGTTCACGATTTCCAGAAAGTAACCTTTTTCGTTAAGATCGTTGTTTATTTCCCTTTTTATGGATTCGGAAAACTCTTGGTGAGCTTTTTAGGTTTCCATTCCGGATCTCTCTGCTGGATCGATTTTATTCGGTCCGAGTGTTTTAAAATTGCTTTCTGCCAATCTGCCTCTTCTTGGATTGCTCGCCATCGACGGGCTGAAAAAGATTCTTTTTGGCTTTTACTGGGTGATGCTGGTTTGATTGGCTTGATGCCAGCTATGTGAACGATTTTCATAGATGTAAGCTTATGTTACAAATCACTATCGCGGAGCTAGCGTTCGTGCAGCTGGCTCCGCGGTTTCTTAATTTCAATGAAGGTTGTTCTATTGAGTCGGCTGAGCAAAGTTATTGATTTGATACACCACAAGATAGCGCTGATTGTTCAATAAAAACTGTTTAGGCTCTTCTTCCCTGGTATCGAAGTAAAGACTCCTGCTCTGGAGTGGAATTCCAACCAAGGTGGTGTTTTCATCAACCTTTTTATAAACCTCCTCTTTCCGTTCTGCTACCAACTTGAACAACCTTTCTAAACCTTTACATCGACTGCCTGGACCGTAATTTGGATAATTTGGATGTTCTTCGGGTTTAACGAAGCTGCCGAATGTCCCCGCAGCATAGACCTTGTCGACAGGAACGGCATGTTCCTGTGAGGGCCAGCTCTGGATGAATTCTCCTTTTGCATTATACTTCCCGATTTCGGTCTCGAAATGGGAAATTTGAATCCAATGTCTGGTTAATACGTTTACGTATTCCACCAATGAATTGTTAGCGTCTTCCATATATTCACCCCAATCTGTGTACCGAGGTATCAGCATTACAATCTCTGACGTTTCACCGGATAAGTGATGAAGGGTGGCTTTCACAGACCTAATTGTAGATCCCGGATCAACTGTACTTTGATTATTGATAAGTGCATTTACGATTAACATATCAAGCCTCCTTTCTTATCTTCAAGCGTTGCAAGCAATTTCTTTTGCTCGCAATACTGATTTAGATCATAGATTAAATTGGTGATGAGGCGAACCTGGTGAGCCATGTTTGCTACCTGAACAGTGCCGCCTTCTTCAGACTCTATATAAGTTTGGAGCAAGCTGGCCAGACTGTTTTCATAATTATTGAACGACGCGGCATCAAAGAAGTTTGATAATGTGTGTCTGAGTGCCTGTTTCTTGTTGCGTTTAATGTGTTTGATTGCTGCGGTGAGGTTCGCACCTGTCTTATGATCTAGCATGACACACCTCCTTTCAACTGGCGATTTATCATTTCTAACTTGCGTAGCATATTCGATATGCGACGAATAGAGTAGAGTGTGTTGGCCAGGGTAGACCCAGTAGGTTTAATCCTAGGATCCGGATCGACATACACTTGAACTAAATCTGAAAATACTTCTTCTGCATCATCATACGTGGCTTCCCCGAAGAAGGCAGCTACAAGTTCAAGAAGTTTGGTGTTTGTTTCATCAGCTACACCTTGCTTTGAAGGGATCTGCTTGTTTTCGGTTTTACTAATGTTGTTTCGCATAACATTTGATAAATGATCCTGGGTGCTGCGAAACAACAATAAACTCTTTTCAGAGAAAATTTAAGATGCGGGTCTAAGCCGCTCACCCAGGAATATTGTTAAAATTAATTTGACTTTTAGAAACTCTGATTAAGTTAAAACCTCTGTTTATTATTGTTCGCACCAGCAATGTAGTATGAATAACAATACGATCCAAATTTATTTTCTATCTGCGGATAGGCAACCATAGTGCCAGCATGGTAAACCCCTACGTTTTGCATCTAAATTGAAGAATCTATTAAATAGAAATCGTAGAGGCACAGAATATAGTCTCCTATCGGGTAATTATTTCACCAATATTACCCATTGCCGATTTATAAGCATCCTAGGGAAAAAGCGGGGATTAACCACTAGTTCTCAGAGGGCTCTTTATGAAAAGTCTTTATGTGTGCTAGATTAGTTAATGCATTCAGCCCTCCTGGAGTATCATCACTAATCTCATTTACTGCCTGTTCGAAAAAATCGAATACAGCTTTATTAAAAGCTGCCCAGGCACCTTCATTACTAACATCTTCAACTCGAATTTTTAAAGATTCACTTTCTAAGATATACTTCTTTTCAAAAAGGGTAAGCTTACAAGCTATTGGCTCATTTAACTCCACATAGGATTTGCCTGTCTGAAATCTATCAAGTAAAAGAGGAGCTTTGTTGTCCTCTTGGCTGAATAGAGTATTGTCTTGCAATAACTTTTTGCTCAACTTCACGCTTTTTTGTCCTCCTTCAGGGGCTTCAATTACAAATGTGTACAAACGTGTGTTTTGTTCTTGAGGCGACTCGTATTTTAATTTAGGAAGAATTAAGTCTTCATTGGCTTTATCAATCCTAGAATATTTCCTTTTAAAGGTTCTACGATAATCAACTACTTCAAGTTGATAATTCTCATCATTTATAATAGAAATTATTGGCCCAAAAATCTCCTTTCGAACTTCAACCGGAAATAATTCATTTACAATGGCAATATCTGCTGCTGAAGAATAGTCCACATCAATCACATCATTTTTGTATCTATCTAAAATGGTGCTTTGCCAATCTTTATAAGATAGACTATCCACTACTTGGTTAACAGTGTCACTACTTAAAGCCACCTTGAAGCTGCTATAGCTTAGGTCTACAACTCTAGGCTGAAGAATCTCTTTAAATTGTGCGACAATCTTGTTCAGGCGTTTAAAATCTGTAATTTCAGCCTTGTACCCCTCGTAAAACTTAAACTCTACATATTTCAAAAAAGACCTCGATATTTTCGTTAATAGGCCTCCTGCATCCGCCGCACCCACGGTATTCAGAAAACGTTTTGAATCTCCTCTCGTGTTCCACTTAAAATAAAGAGCCCGTTCTCGTAACAGTTGAAGATATTGATCATGTTCAAAGCTTGATATTAATCTTTCATAAACCTGGGGAACGGCAAACGAAAAATATTCATCTTCATCAGGTACATAGGCCAAATTTACTTCATCAAGATCAATTGCATAAACACTTTTGTAATGTAATTCAGAATCAATGTCAGCGGAAAAAATATAATCTTTATCGGGCTTAAGTAGGAACTCTTTTAAACTTATCTGCCTTTTAAGATAACCATATAATTGATAGTCATTGATTTTCCAAATGAGCCACCGATTGTGACGTTGGTCTTGATCCACCCAGTAGAAGACGTAATTATTGCTTTTTGTGTCGGTGAAATGGGACAGTATGGGGCCCTCAAACTCAATCAAGTCTGAAACCTTTAGTAGACCCTCGGTATCAATTGGTAATCGGCCTAATGGGTATCCTTTGATGTTTTCCACGTTAAATCTTATTAATGATGACAAACCGTGATTTGAGATCTACATCCTTGTACTCGAAGAAATTGAAATGTTCATTATGTAAATCACCGACGACACCATCGTGTTCAGTAACGATGCCTTCTGCGATACTATCGTAGCCAATAAGAACCTGTGATCTTTTAGGTATTTTGCTGAACTTTTCCATGGCAGCCTCCTTGCTTAAAAATAGTGAAAGGGCACAATAACCACATTTGAGGTTATCTTGCACTGAATTTATCCGCCTTGGGGAGCCTTTAGCTTGATCATACAAGATGTTCGGCAAGAAATTCCATTCATGGTCGATAGGATCTATCACCCATCGGAATGCGATTGAATTGATGGTATGGCCATCTTTCAACGACTTACAATCTAACTGGTGCTCGTCTATTAAAGTCTGATACTTGTATTGGTTCATTCTAGGTGCGTCAATTGGCAACCAATATAAATGCCACAAATCGAATTTCCAAGCCTAAACCAAATAATACTCAAATGAGGTGTTAGTTTGTATCAAAGATTCTATTACACAATACCTAAGTCTAGGTATTGTTATGATTTACAAAAAAGTGCAACTTCGATAACAGTTGATAACATTTTGTTCAACACGTGTTTTATCATAACGTAAAACTTAACTGCGATGACTAACTTATCATTCATTCTCATTGCTGGTTTTGGTGCAATTTGCATTGAGGGAATTCACTGGTTTGAACTTCGTAATAAGCTAGATGATCCATCTACTAGGACTTTACTTACCTCAAAATATTACTGGTTTATTACAGTATTAATGATTTTCATTTCCGGAGTTGGGACATACCTATTATTTTATGAGCCTAATGTTAAAAACAGTATTCCTTTTGTTCTTGGTGCATCCTTTCCATTGATTTTTAAAAAGGCGGTTACTGCTTTGCAATCCAGAGACCTAGGTACTACTTCCGGCAAAGTCACTTTTGAAAAGGCTGTTAAAGCGTATTTTCGTACATAAGCCATTACCCGACCATTAAACATTTTTTATGAGCTTCCGGATTTTGATCTTAATTGTATTTCTGATGCATTTGAATCCCTTGGCTTCTATAGCACAAAAGGTGAAAAATGTATTTAAACCTCTCAGAACGAAGGTACAGCCTAATACATTTGAAAATATCTCCAGTTCACGATATTATACAGAACAACTCAATAGAGATATTTTAACGTTAATGAAGCGTTATGGGCTTGATCCTGCAAGCTTCGAAAAGATTGAAAGCGATAAACCCTTAACCGATGAACAAAAGCGCTGGGAGGAACTTGTTGCTAGGCAAAGGTTGAATGTATCGCCCCGAGATGAATATTCCGAGAAGATGAGAAAAAGTCTTGCAGAGGGCACTGAGTATAAAGTTGATTATGAAAGTCTCTATGTTCCACAGCAAAGCACTTTTGCTAAGATGGTCTCTTCGTCAGGAAGAAAAGTTACCTTGAAAGCAGTCGATAAGTTGGCTGTTTATGTCAGTATTCCTTCAACCACAAGTGAATTTCAAAATATATTTCAAACTCACAATGTCCGACAACGAAAAAGAACCGTCGATTTATATAATACTTTGAAAGCAGAAAGTAACCAATTAATAAAGTTCCCCAGCTCTGCAAGTGGAGTGTTAAAAGGAGTTTTGGAATTTAAAACTCGTTTCCCTATTGTAATAATAGGTCATAATGAAGATGGAAACATTTTATTTCCTGACGGGAGTGCTGCAAGTTTTCAGGAATTGGATTCTCTTGCAAGAGAGGCTGGACGCATTATCGTTTACCTTTCATGTAATGCAAATGAATATACTACATCAAGTCCCGCAACAAGCCATTTTCTTACATACGAAGAATCAATTGAACTAGCTAACAAATTAAACACGATCAAATTACTTGATAGCCCCAGTCAAAAAGAAATAAAACTTCGGCTAAACAATGTTTTAAATATGTACGCAGGGAAACGGGACAGGAGAATAGTTGTTACGGTCGTGGGAATCACAGCCGGCACTGTCGGAGTTGGTTACGGGCTATATATCATTAATGAAAAATGAGACTATTAGCTTCAAACAAGCCTAACTACAATCAAAAGATTTAAACAGTTGATAGTTCAATTAATGTATTAACTGTCTGAAACATCTTTTTCGCTGCTTGCTAATGGGATACCAGATGATACCACTGTGATGTTGGTGGTCGGGTTAACGGTGACTTTGGACTGCTCGTTGTCCTTTTCGTACTTGCCATGCATCTTCATCAGCTTGTCTTGAGCGGCTGATGCATCGTACATTTCGACTTCGAGGCCATCCCTGCCGTATTTAATCTTCTTGACCTTGCCGCGTTCCTTGTCGGCCACCAGGGCATTGATGTCCAGCTGCATTTCCTCGACAAGTTCAGCCTCAGAATCAACGATGCGGTATGCTTTTGGGTTGAAATCCAGCTCGATTTCCAGACGGAGGATCTGGTCTTGTTCAAATTGAAGGTTTTCCATGTAGGCATCGAACTCCTCCCCAGTCAATCCTTTCCGCTCAATAAACTGGTATTCCCTGGTAAGGTAATCCTGTTTTTGCTTAATCACGCTTGCAAGAGGAACTTTGACTTTCTTAGTTCGCATAACTTTGACCGGCTTGAAGTAATCTGTCAGCGACGCTCTTGCAATGTCGCTGACAAGCTTAACTGTTTCCGCAGCAGTGATTGTTTGTTCAGCTAACTTTGCTTCAATGTAGGCTTTGATATGAGGCTTGTTGTAGATTTCGTATCCCTGCTGCTTTGCGGTTGCTTTCGAATACCCTGCTGCTTTCGCTGCAGCAGCTTTATTTAAGCAAGTCAAATAGCTATTGACAAAGAGTTGTTCTTTGTCGGAAGGTGGTTGACGTTGATATTCCATTTGGGTGAAATGTAAAGTTTTGTAAGGTTTTGAAGTGACTTAGTGAACACAGGCGTGGATCATTATCTCTTTGCAGCATTTATGATCTCCTCCAGGGCGGCATCTGATAGCTTGTCATAGTCGATCTCATCACTTACTGTAGCCTCAATTTTGGTTTCGTTTTTATCGGATAGTCCTAGGTCCCGAGATATGATATTCTGATTATACACCCCAATAGCTGCATTTTCAAACTTCTGCTGATAAACAGCTTCTTCTATATTAATTATGACCGTATTAAAACCTTCATCATCTGGAGGTAATTGCTTCTTGAAGACTCTGAAATAGGAAGTGTTACAATCAAGATAGCGGCAAAGTCCCTCCATGGTAAACGGACGCTGGATCTTTTGCTTCCCGCCAAACGACCTGGGATCTACAATGGGGTTCCTTGCACACCAGGTAAAATATTCACATGCGGCCTCCCACATGAGGTCAGGTGATGCAAATAGTTTGTCTCTGCCGTGTTTACTTCTTAATGTCCAAAAGGTGTTTTTTCTCGGAGCTGCCATGATGATTTATTTTTAGAATTCGTGTAGAATTTAGTGAGATGTATTGCTGCGGTGAAGATCTAATGTTTATAACCATTGCGTTTAGCTTCACGATTAAGGATTTCAGTATAGGCTTTCTGGAAAATAGTTGTATCCTTCAGTTTAGAAAGCTTAGTATAGACCGTACCTCTATCGAGAGCCTTGATGTCATTCCACTTTGTTACGTCCCCCATGCTCAAGGTGTCCAAATTGTTGACGTCACCGTACTTTTCAAATATCTCAACGCCGGCCTCGATTATCGCCTCATCGACCGGGCCGCTAAACTCGCTAAGTTCAACCTTGATCAAGCGATACGTTTCAGCCACAAGGAACAAGCCGATCTGTATGCACGGGAGCATGGGTGAGGCACTAATAACCTCCGTGAATACTTCAGCCTTGGCTTCATCATACTGTTGCTTTGTGATTGAGCTATAGAGATAATGTGCAATCAGCTGCGGAAATCGATGCATCGGATCGTATGATTCCTTTTTGCCCTCCTCCTTTAGCACGTGCTTCGCAACAACATATGCCCAATATGGAAGCTCATTTAACAGGCCAACTTGCAGAGGCACGTCATATCTCAAAATGTTTACAGATGCGGAGGTAGGACCATCAGTATAGCCTTCTGAGAACCAATACATCTCATCAATGACCGGTTGCACAACCTGGAGGACCTTTGCTATCTGACCGGCAGTTACTGAAGTGCGTTCGAAACTCGGCTCACAATCTAGCGCCCAGTGCAGCTTCTCAATAGGATTATCCTTGTCGATTGTAAGGAACTTTAAGAAGCGGGAAAAGGATACTTCCTCAAGAGAGGAGGGGATTTTGTCAAATGTTTGATGACCTATTTTTACCTGATACATGTACTTTTATTTTAAATGATTGTGTATATATTCTCTACAGGTTTGCGCTAACTTTCGCCTGGTGCATCCGCTGCTGTGTGGTGGTGAACTCCTGAACATCTATAATAGGTGGTGGCAACGCTTTAACGGCATTTACAAGCGACTCAGAGTCAAGTTGAGGCGCCGGCATTGCTTGTATGGCTTTAATGATCACATTAGCCACCTGCGCACCACTCATCGCTTCTGTAGTCATGCGGGAAATAAATCCTCCTTGGGCAATTCCTCCGAGGGCCATTGATTGGCCCGGGTCAAGTTCTGCTCCTCCACCTGCTTTATTGATCATTGAGAGTAGTGGCTTAAACATGCGAGTGCTCTTAGCATTGATCACTGCTTCACCATTACTTAACCGGGCGTTTATGCTGTCGCTTGTGCCGGTGCCAGGTCCTTTTACAATAGATCCAAGTCCATCGCTTTCAAAAACTCCACCTGTGGCTAACGCAACTGGAGCAACAAGCGTCTTTGCAGATGCAATTGCACCGGCAAGCGCGGCCAGGGTGGAAGCTATTGCAACTATGTTGAAGGGAAATACTAGTTTACCCTGCTCTGCTATGGCTTTGATGTTAGCCTGAATAATTAGGATGTTGTTTCTTAATACCTGGGCCGCATCAATCTTCGCCTGAATAGCACCCGCAATTTTGTAAGCATTACTATTCTCTTTAGTAAGCGACTGGAATGATGAGCTGAATGATTTGAAACCTTCGAAAGCCGAGTTATTCGTCTCGGAAACCAATGCTCTTTTTTCAGCTTCATACTCTGCTACTATAAGCGTCGTGTCCTGACCTACCAGATTTGCATGGTCCATTTCCATTTGATACTGGGCATCAAGCAATACCTGCTTTGCAAATAGCTTGTCTGCATCAGTGGTAGCACTTGAAAGTGAAGCGTTCGCAAGATCTACCTGTTGTTTATTGAATGCGTCTAGCTCTACCTGATAGTTTTGCTTAATCAACTCTTCTCTTGCAGTAGATCCTTCTTGGAGAATTGAAGTTTTGCGATCATCGAAGGACTTGAGCAATTCGTTCAACCCAGTTTCTCCTTTGCTTATCCGATCTTGAACTAGCTGCCGGTTCCTGGTAACTTCCTCAAGCTCCCGATCCTGATTAAGCTGAAGCTGTGCCAGTCGTCGTATGCTTTCATCTTTTATGCTGTTGACGGCAATGTCTTGTATGGTTTTGTTATTAGCCTCAATCGCTTCTAAATCCTGTTTACGGAAATCTTCAGCAATTTGTCTGAGTCTGGCTGTGCGTTCCTTTTCAAGCTGCTCAGTTGTCGCGCCATATTGTTTGTATTTTGCAATCTTTTCATCAATTTCCCTGTTGACCGCAGCAACTTCGCGTTGACGTTCAGTCAGCATTGATTCGTTGGTCCTTAGAAGTGATTCAAGCCGGCTTTGTTCAGCCTCGTTAGCCTTTTCCGCGGCCTTCTCACCTTGAGCTGCGGCTTTCTCTCTTAACTTCGCCTGATCATTGTATCGCTTTTCGGTGAACTTCAGCGATTGAGCCTCTAAGTCGTTGACCTTTGCCTGACCAGCGTAAAGCTTTTCTTGCAGCGCATCTGACATTTCCCGACCTTGATTGCGTTTGGCATCGAGAGCTATTTCTTCATTTATCAAGGCAAGACTCTGTTTCGCTAAATTGCTTTCCAGGGTGTATGCTTCTTTCTCCTTTTGATTAGCCTTCTCTAGCAAGGCAATCCGCTGCTCTTCTGTAAGTGCGGTGTTTTTCGCCTGTATAGCAAACCGATCTCTTTCAAGGCGAAGCTTACTTAGTGTGGCGGTGCTTTGTCTTTGAGCGTCTTCTAAATCTTGGGTTTTCTGCTGGAGCTTGGACGCATCCACGGCCGCCTGGCTCATGTTTTTAGAGAAGTTCATGACACCCTTCGATATTTTATCGGTTGCATCTGTCACGCCGGTGCTTACCTGAATAAACCCATCACCAAGCATCTTGAGGTTTCTAGTACGTATAGCCTCGATGATCACACCAAATGCTTTGAACCGGTTGATGATATTCTGCTGTAGGAAATTGCTGAAGTCAACCAGAGCCTTTCTCGGGCTAGTGAAAACATTTATTAAAGGCTTAGTGATGTTGTATACATGATTTCCCAACACCTCAAACGCTGCGCTTACTCCAGAGACGCCTTGCTCAATGGCGTCAGTCAACGGCTTGAATTTGGTTAGCCAGGAGACAAGAGAAGCTACAAGGATAATCACTGCTCCAATACCAGTAGCTGCCATAGCAGCCTTGAGTACTTTAGTGGCGTTGGTAGCTGCAGCCGTTGCAACCGTTTGAGCTTCAGTTGCAATAATAGAGGCGTTTGTTGCTGCGGTGTTTGCGACTTGAACCTCGGTAAGGGTAGCCTCACCCGCAGCATACCTGCTATTTACGGCAGTGGCTTCTTTTTTTGCCGCTTCGCTTGCAAGAGTAGCTTCTTTTGAAGCCTTCATTGCAGCATTGGATTCTTTTAATGAGGAAACTACGCTCTTGAATGAATCCTGAGTTTTTGAGAGTTGGTCGGTTAACCCTTGAAAACCGGGAACAACTGAAGAGATCACATCCTTCAAGGATTTCATTCCCTCAGTTTGGGCTGCAGTTGCAGCAGTAGCTGAACGGTTAGCTTTCTCATAATCGCCGACGCTCATCCTATGATCACCAATAGCCTCTTTGTTTCCTTTTAGCTCATCTGAAACGCTCTTAATCTGCACTTGCAATGCCTTGCCGGCCACGGTGTTGTTACGTTCCTCACGACCCATGGCATTGTACTGCTGGGTAAGAAGGGTAAGTTGTGCACTTAACTCATGATTTGCACCTTCGGCAGCATTAGCCATTTGAATATATGCTTTCTGTTCTGCCTGAAGTAAACGCAGGTTGGCAGCATTTGACTGATAGGCTACATCGGTCTCCTTACCAGATTCTTTAAGCTGCTTTTGTTCTTCCTTGATGGCCTTGATCGACGCTCCAAGTTCTTTAGCTTTGGCGTTCGACTGGTCTGAATTGAGAGTGACATCGATGATCACTCGTGTGTTAGTGTCTGACATGTTAACGTGTGTTAGGAAATGAAGTAGGAGAGAAGGCTAGCATCTTCATATTTTAAATTGATGGATTGACAATCTCATAGATGAAGTCCAGTTTCGCTTGGAGTTCGCGTTGACCATGGAGTTTCTCGAACGCTTCATCATTTGTCCTTTGCATTACTTCGGTACTTTCGACAGCTGATTTAATCAAGGCTAGCTGATGGTTCAGCTTATTGATTTCAGCAATAGCTTCTGTGAGCTGCGGATTGTCATCCGACTTTTTCACGTTGTTTAATAAAATTTTCATATCGAGTGTTTAAGATTGGAGGTTTGAAGAAGGAGTAACTAAGTTTTAGAATACTGAATCGGTTAAAAGGATGGGAGTAGGTAGTTCTTCCGAGAATTGCATTTTTGCGCCGTTGAATTGAAGTGGAATATTATCGAGAGCACCGTGTCTGTTCTTGGCGAATATGATCTCTGTAAGTCCAACCATGCTTCGCCCTTCAGCATCTTCCATAATTCCGTAGTATTCGGGTCGGAACAAGAATACAACTTGATCAGCATCCTGCTCGATGGATCCTGACTCCCTTAGATCCGAAAGCATCGGCCTTTTCATGGCTCCGGGCCGGCTTTCAACTGCACGGCTCAACTGAGATAAGGCGATCACCGGAACGTTCAGCTCCTTAGCTACGACCTTCAGGCCCCTGGATATGCTGCTAATTTCCTGTTCGCGATTACTTTTGTATTCAGATTCACCTTTCATAAGCTGCAGGTAATCCACAACGATAAAGCCTACATCGTGCTTCCGCTTAAGTCTAGCGCATTTGGACCTGAAGGATTGAATACTTAGTGCTGCGGTATCATCAATGAAAATACTGCTTTCAAATAATTCTTCCATTTGATGTATTTTTTCGAATTGGTAGGGGTGAAGATCCCTATTCGATAGTCTATCCAGAGGTATACCCGTTTCAGATGCTATAATCCTATCGGTTAATTGTTCCTTGCTCATCTCCAAAGAAAATATAGCCACCGCTGCTTTCCCGCGAACCGCAGCATTTCGAGCCAGGTTCAGCATGAATGCCGTTTTTCCCATACCTGGACGTGCGGCGATTATCGTGAGGTTCGAAGGCTGCCAGCCTGACGTAAGCATATCAATACTATTGAAGCCGGAAGGAATGCCGCTGAGGCCATTATCCGGCTTTTTCTCGTAATGAGTAAGCCTGTCTAGGATAACATCATTCAGGGTTGAGATCTGCCCGGCACTAGATTCAGTAAGCTTCTGTATTGATGTTATAAGTTGGTCCTGCAAATCAAATATGTCAGATGAACCTTGGTAAATAGCAGCTGTCGCCTCTTGTGCTAAGCGGATTGTCTCGCGTTCCAGGTATTTCTGTTGGATGATGCCGGCATGGTATTCAATATTTGCTCCAGAGGCCACTCTGCTAGTCAAATTAGTAATGTAAAATGGTCCTCCTACAAGCTCCAGATCACCTACTTTCCTGAGTTCCGACGTTACAGTAAGAATATCGACTGGGTGGGAGCCCATGAAAAGCGACTTAATAGCCTTGAATATTCTCCGGTGGCGCTCATCATAGAAACTATCTTCGTTTATTAGGGAACTTATCTCGTAGTAAGCTTCTCGTTCAAGCATAAGTGCCCCGAGTACCGACTCTTCAAACTCAATAGCTTGAGGTGGCAGTGTCAATTTCTCTATGTTTTTCATGATGTATGTCGTATGTGCCCCTTAGGTTTTTGCCCAAAGACGTAAGCTGCAGTATCTGGTGTGGATCGATCCGGCTTGTTAATTAATTCATCTTCCCAGTGACTGCCATTCAAATAGGTTAAAGGATCCTTCCGGAACTGTTTGTCTGGAGTTGCCTTTATGTATTTCGGAACAGCCATAATGATCGCCTCGCGGTCTGCGTCACTCAAGGATAGCCACTTCTTTAATGCTTTTTCCCTTCCAGTCTTCTTATCATATGAATTCCAAAAGTTTTCAAATTCGATCCCTACTGTATCTTTTTTTAGTTTGTTGTTTACTGTTTCTATATTGTTCCGATTACTTAGGTGCTTACTTTCCGACTTACCTTCCGGTTTACCTAGTGAGTTACCTAGCGAATTTTCGTATAGTAAACAGAGGCATACCTTAGCGCGGGTGTAGTGATTTACTCCCTTGGTATATCTGGAGATGCAGCCAATTTCTTTCAAAAAATCGAGAGCTTTATAGTAAGTGGTTTTGTCTACACGTGCCAGAGCCAGCATGTAGCCAAAATCAACATCAAACTCCACAGCCCACTTAGACTGATTGTTCATGTCCAGCAGGGCATAGTATACTGAGATGATTCCGGCGGTCATGCCTGGCGTATTTACCTTTATCTCTCTAAATGCATTCATCTGTAACACGTAGTTGATGCGGGGCTGATCATTGCTCGTTTCCATCATCTGGCAAGGCTTCAGTTTTCTTTTTCAATGCGAAATGCATTACCATTTTTTTTGTCGTGCTACAGGGGCCGTAATGAGTTATTATCACTGACCCTAACTTGTATACTAAATCAAAAAGTGGCTGGCACAGACTTGAGATTTCAAGGTGTGTTTTATTTGAAAGCTGACGACGGGTGACAGGCTTATGAGTGCTTTTCAACACTTTAACAATAATTTTCTTCTTATCTTCGTAATGCTTGCCAGCGCTGAAGTTTTTTTCGAAAGGGGTGATCATTTTACGGGTCCTCCTTTTTTGTTTTTAGCCTGGATGGACGATATTGCCGCATCTACCTCATGTTTTTTGAAGTATACAGTTCTTCCCGCCTGGTAAAAGGGTAGTACGCCGTTGTTTTTATAACGATGGATCGTTGGCCGACCAACATTTAAATACTGAGCCAGCTCACTAATATTAAATCTTTGATCACCCACACCAAGTTCTTGTTGTCGCGCAGGTGTTGTAGTGGGCTGTAATTCTACAAGGAGGCGTAAGCTGTTCTCAATGCTCTCCAGTCTTAGTTCAAGTGCGGAAAAGGGATTATCCATGTTGAGCCTCCTCTCTTGAATTGGATAGGGCTTCCATTACTTTCTCTTCATTGAAAATGAATTTCTTGCCGATTTTCGCAAATGGAATTTGACCACTGTCCTTGATCTTGTGTGCAGTTTGTTTTGAACAACCAAGGAGGTCTGCAAGTCCTTTTAACCCATAAACATAATTGGGTCTTGATGACAAGTCATACTGTCCCAGTTTAGCTATTGTCTCTGACATAATCCGTTAGTTTTAATGTTGGATCAAAAAAACAAAACCCCGGAATCGGGGTGAAACCGGGGTAGCTACAAAATGTTCAAATACGTTTATCTATGTTATAGGGCTTTATTTATTATTCCAATTTCCGCAAGAAAGACATCTACTGCTCTTGCTGCTTTGTCGTTCTGTAAGGACTTTCTACCGTTTGGCTTTATGATCTCCTTGATCATTTCGTTCACGGACGGTCGGAAACCTTCGTGCTTTTCAGGGTCGATACCCAGTATTGTTGCAATGAGTTTAGCAAACCGGACGGCTCCTAATTGTTGATAATATTGCTCGTAGATTGGCTCAAATACACCAAGGCGATGTAACAAGATTAGTTTATGTGTATTCGCAGTCAGTTCTGCACCAAGAATCAATGGTTGATCCGGATTTAATAATGTATCGACGTGATCTTCTATCTCAGTATACGCGTTAATGGTTCTTATGCATTGCGACAGGTACTGCTCTATTGCCTCATCCTGTTTGCTTATGTAAGGCGTTGTTGCTAAGGTGTCTCCATCCAGGTCAAAAGGCAGATCATCTGTGTTATCTAGTATCCACTCATAAGCAAGGGTTGAGGAAAGAAACAATTTAGTGCGATGTAGTTCGTTTTTCAAATACTTGAGGTACCTGGTTGTTTGGTCCAATGAGCTGATGTTTGCGATGTTGAAGTCAATCTCAGAAACTACATCGGTAAAAAGCTGCATTACGGGGAGTAAATCGGCTAACTCATGTCTAACATCATCTATTGCCCGCGCTTTCTCAACAGTAACTTTTATCGTAAATGCAGACCATGACTCTTCACTCAAGCCTGTCACCTTGATTGGATTGAATCTGTCATTGACATTCCGTGCGGTTTGGTTCCATTTGTTGAAATCCGTGTAAATAATATCCAT